TCACGACACAACCACACCTTCATCACCACTTGCCGATTTGATCAGAATCTGAAAATCGCAGGTCGGATCATCGCACACCCACCACAGGCCGCCATCACGATTTTCCTGATGCATGGTGTCCCCACAAATCGGACAGAACTTTACCGCTACCGCCTCTACTACTTTTTCCATACCTACTCCTTAGATCGGATACTTTAAACGCGCCGCTTCTTTATCTGCGGAATATTGAGCTTTTCGAGCAGTAATAGCATCACGTACCGCCTGCTGTTTTGCCACTTCTCCAGGACCATCGCTGACAACAGCAGCGAGATACGCCTGGTTTAATGCATCGATATCTTCCTGATATTTTTTTGAGATTGCTTGAAGTTCTTCTTGCAAAAGCTCTTGATTTGTTTTTGGTGGGTTTACGATATCCATCGCCTCTTTTTCGGTGATCGGGATAAGGCCATCTTTGATAAAGGCATCTTGAGAGCCATCTGATGGGTATGCGTACACTGAGGAGTTAGAATCTTTGAAATATTTCATGATCACACCATTTCAGCCCAAATCATGTTGGAAAGTGAGCCGGCAGTTTTGGTTATGGAGTAAGTCGCCCCTGGGGGGACGATAAATGTCATAGATGGCCCGTTATGAGTTGATGCTGACTCAACACCGATAAATCTAGCGACAGTAACCCCGTTCACGGCAGCAACAGCAGTACCGAAACTTGTCGCATCACACGAATAAATCACCAGCATTGGGCGTGTAGCGCTATTGGTGTACGTCACTCCCATTGCCCTGCTGCTAGTAACGTTTGTGTATGTCCCGCCCATGGTGGAATCGCCAGCGGCCACCGTTCCGCTTGTGGTTCCCACGTCTTTGTGTGCCGCATTTCCCAGCGCGAGTTCATCAGCCACATAGTATGACAACCGCTTCCATCCAGTGGCGGATTGATCCGGGTTGTTGGTGTTGTCATCCTGAGTGCACTTAAATATTGTCACGCCGTCTCCAGCCAGGAGTAATGATCCCTTCGGATAGCCGCCAATAGCCGTGCAAAATGCCGAATCGAATTTATTCATGGCTCCAGCACTAAACCATCGGCACAGGGAGGACAATTCAAACAGGATTTGGTTCATATCCTGTCCTTTGGGGGGAAGGCCGCCGGCAGACTTCAAGATCATCGTGATTGATGGAAAACCATCGGCATATGATGCGGTATTGTCTCCAGCTGGAGTTGATGGAAGAAGCGGCTCTCGCAAGCCATTTATGCCAAAGGGTACGCCTTGTTTTGCTGGTGAATCGACAATCTTCATTATCAACCTCTATAAAATGTTCCGTCATTAAACGGATAGGCTTCTTCTGTAAAACCAAAATATGGTGGAACTATTTGATTTATTCTTAAAAGCACCCCGCTGGGGATTGGGGTGACTTCATAGTTTTGTAAAATTGAAATTTCAAAGGGTTCAAGATGGAACTCAAACGTTATCCCCATTGTCATTTCTTTGTAATTTATGCAATAGCACCTTCCGCGTCCCTTGAATAGCATTGTCAAAAATCTATTTACATCCGGTATTGTTGCAATGCTAATGTTTGAAAACGCCTTGCATAATATCAGGGTTCTATATGCGTTGTCTGACAGCCTGACTGTTTCTGTTTCTTGCAGTCCAGCGTAGAAAGGTTGATCGTTAAAAGGGCTAGGATAACCATCACTTCCGTCATCAGCCTCAGAAAACCCGAAACTATCAGAATCAATCGACGCTTTTATGTATCTGGAAACTCCGACAATTTTACCCCACATGTCCAGCCCGAAAGATTCGCAAGTGGTCAAATCCCAAACCCTATTGATGAATTCATCAGTGAAATCATCAAGACTCACAGCTTGATTGAACGTATCGATAATAGAGAGAAGTGATTTACTTGCGGAATACTGAGTTAATATCGTCTCTTTCCATGTCATACCAGCGTTACCTGTACGTCGCTAGCCTGTATCGTCGGTATTTGATCAATCCCCGGCGTTTCTGCTGCGGAATATATGGAACCGTCAAGGGATACGGTTATCGATGTAATGTTTACTGAGTTTGGTGATATGGAAATGATGGGAGCATAATATTTTCCAGTGCCGATTGTTGCCCCGATGCGAGACTTCTCAATCCCCTCATAGCCACCATTGAAAACATTAACCACCATATTCTGAACCTGGGTTGTGATGTCAGAAGGTAAATCCGGGTTATTGGTGATACTGACCTTAAAGTAAGCTCTAACCGGCGACACCTTTTCCCACTGGATATCGTATTCAGGGTATGGCGCCTGATAGTTCACCTTGTCATAAACGGTAACGTGAGTGTTCCCGTTCATGTTACATCCCAGATTGTATTTTGAGAAAATGGCCTCAGCCACATCTGCATCCAGACCGCCATAGACACCGATATAGATGGAGTTGCCGGCCACGGGGAAGTTAGTCGATCCCTTGTTTACTGGAGTGGATAGCCGATTAGACCAAACATAGGCATCAGCAACGCCCGTAACGTCCAGAACAGCGGCGCGGGTGGCGGCGTCGGTGTTTGCTCCACCTCGGGCTACGGAATCCTTACGGCGAGCCTCAAACGCAATGCGCGACTCTACATCAACACCAACAAAACCGGCAGCCTGGTTGTATACCGTGTCCCAGCCGGACACCGCTCGGTAGATTTGGTTTAGCTCGCCAACACCGCAAGGAATGGGGCCAGGTGTGACGTTTTGGAATTGCACATCAACCGATCCCGATGCCGGGATAGTGGCGCCATTAATGCTGCGGTAGATGTATCCTGCATTATCCTGGGCGCTACTCCCAGCAGGGATAAGCGTGCCTACAGCACCGACGCATGTCGCCGTAACGATGGTGCCCTGGGAGGAAATTCTATCCTGAAAGTATATTCGCCCAATCCCATCTTGAAATCTGCCTTCGGCAAAGTCGGGGTTCATCTGGTTGAACAGGCAAAGCAACTTGTCGTACGCCTGGGCGACAATCTCTGTATCGGACTGTGCCAACTGTCCCTGCGGAGAGCTTAGCGACTCACTACCGCCCCCGAGAGAGGTAGACATGTCAGTTAGACGGCCTGCTAGGATATCAGCCACGTCCGGGACTAATAGGCCATTCTCGGTAATGGTTACGTCCGGTACTGCCGTTATTAAATTCGTCATATCGTAACCTGTGATTGATTGCCGTCTTTATCCGTAACGAGCAGTGTTCCGCGCGTCTGCCGTGTTTTTCTATCCGTGAATACCGAACAGATGGCCTGATCAACGATGGGTAGCTTTTTGGCTTCGGCCTGCATCTTCGTCGCGATAAATCCGGCTGATGGGCTCTTTCCTAAAACGTCCTGTTTCCAGGGTATACCTAGCGTGTTGTCGTAATAGCACTCACCAGAGAACACCAGGCACGCCGATGCGACATCCTGCGCAACCGCCTCACCGCCGGTTGCGATCGCAAGGTTTCCAGACCCATCCAGGGTTAAATCCCATGTGCCGGTGTCTAGCTTCATCGTTCTGTATGTCATACGGGATTCCCTGGTTTCTCCGACGTTACCGACCCGCTACCGGTATGTATTCCGTTAACCTCGTGATCGTGCTCATCAAATGCGTCGCGCAAATCCTTGAGTGATGCGGCCTGTGCTTCGGCGTTGTCGGTGATGTTACCGCCAGCCTCGATTCCTCCAGATACCTTGAGAAGTGGCGTAGTCATATCAACGCCGCCTGGCGCAGTGACGGTCGCTTTTTGGCATGTCAAGTTCACATCTCCAGGACTGACGATGTTGATCTGATTGTCTGCGAATTCAATGTATTGGGATGGCTGCTCATTGAGGAATCCGCCAAGGTATAGCGCATCGGATTTGCTATGCGTTCGGCGGCTACCCGGCACTGATTGCGATCGGTTTACTCTAACAACTGAATTGTCCCGGTCGCACACGGCGATCATGCCAATGTCACCCGGCACCGGGTTCATGATGATTGCCGAGTTTCCGCGCTGTAATCGGAATACGGGGACGTTGTAAATGGTGCTGTTTTTGATCATTGCGCCGGTGTGGTCTGTCTGCGTAACCAGCGGAATGACATCAACTACTAAATTCGGTGCTTCGCCGCTTACCTTTGTCACCAAGACAAGCTCAATGAAGAATTTCCCATTTAGCAACTTTTCAAAAACAAACTTAAAAGACTCTGCATCGTTGGAGTTTCCGCCCGGCGGCGTAAAGAAATTCTCTATCATGATGTCACCAGTTGCTTACCGCCTTGGCATATAGAGTGCCAGGGACCATTCTCGATCCACGAAGAAAGGAAGTTTTCCACCACATACAGGTAATATTTGCCTGGGGCGTATGGGAGTGATGTATCTAGGTTGACGTATCGCCCGGCAGCCAGGAGGCCGGAATATTGCGTCTGAAACGTAATCCCTGATGCGGTGAAGACCGGGTATCCAATCAAGCCATACTCAGGAGAAACAAGCGGAACTACGTCGTCTTTGGCAGTATTCATAGGCCATACGGTTACCTGACTGCCGTCTATCTGCATATTCGCGCCAGCCTGGTTGCAGGCGTATCGGATCTGCTCTAACGGGCTCCCAGATAGATAGATGTTGCTGGCAACAAGTCCATCAATTCCTACGGGGTTTAGACGGTATTGGTAAGGCTCGCAGATTGCTGCCAGAACTTCGGCCAGCTTTACCGTCCCCGGCCTAGAGAATGGCTGTGCGCTTGCCGCCTGTAGGTCGAAACCTGAAACCATGTTCAGCGTCAGCGCTGTCTCTGGCGCTGCGTTCATGTTGGCGCAGCTATAGACGATGAAACCGGAGAAAACCTTGGTATCATCAGCGTATACGGATGTGTGTATGCGCTCCATCTGCATCCAGGTATTGATTCCCTTGGACGAGAGGGCGGATAGCAGATCTAACCCCAATCCATAAATCGTAGCCTCGGCCTGAACCCCGGCCTGATTGCCATAGGCTCCGAACTTAAACATGGCCTTTACATTGGAGATGGAGATTTTGTTATTGCCGGACTTGTCGAATGACGTGGTTTGATTGGTGAATTCGAAGCGTAGGGAGTGCTGTTTATACAAGATCAGACTCCTCTAGATAAAATAGCTGATAACGATCACCTAAACCGTCCCACGTCGGATCGCTCTGTCCGTCAGTGTCCAGAAATACCAGATCACCCTTAAATCCCAGGTAGGAATAGCGCACCATTCGGTTTCCGTAGTAACAGGGAACGCCTTGCATGATCGGGTTACCGTCCACGGTCAGATCCATGTAAAGAGCGCTGACTCGCTGAATGAGGCGGATTTCGCATTGTTGTCCGCCAAGCTGAACGCTAAAGCTCTGCGACTTTAGCGGCTGAATGGAGACAGTCATCATGGCTTGGTTGCCTCTGCGATATACTTGGCCACGTCGGTGGCCTTTTTGGTAGCGCTGTTCACCACTTCAAGTACGGGCTCTTTTACCGTGTCCAGCGCGCTTTGAAATCCGGTGCTAATGGTCTTTTCTACATTGCCAACTGCAGTAGACAGTGACGATTTCAAGTTGCCCCATGACTTGCCAAGCTCATCAAGTGTTGATGGCTTTGCGCCTCCAGGTTTCAATCCCTGCGCCCCTACCCCCGTTTCTCCGCTGCTTTTGCTATCACTTGTCGGCGGCTTATTGGTTTGTGCTCCGGACAGTGAAACCGCCATCTGCTGCATGACCTCCTGGAATTCCAGGTACACGGCCAACAGGCTGACGCCACGCTGTGAATTGACCTCATAGTAGTGGCCTACCAGGTCATAGCTCTCTAGCGTCTCCTTGGGCGTCTCGATGTCATAAACATAAGCCGAGGACAACATGTCCTGGATGGCCTTCAGTGTTTCTGACTGACTGGTGAAGGTGAGATCGAAGATGTTGGGGATTTCCCCGGTGAAGCCGGTTAGTCCAGAAATTACCACGGCGCATCGAATACGGGATGGCTGCTTCACCTTGTTGATCGACGAGTATTTACCCTCCTCGACCGGAGCAGTAACGATTGTAGCCCTACCCTCCGGAGCAATGGATGCCAGCCCGCTAAACTCCAGCGCCACCGTAGAATCACCGTGCTTTCGGATAACGTATGATGGATTTAGCGTACTGTTAATAATGGATAGCGGGGAGCCACCGCCGATGGCGTTGAAAATGTTCGCCGTATTCAGATTCAAGATGCTCATTTTCACCCCAATAAAAAACCCCGCCAGAGCGAGGTTTTATGAGTTGTTATGACTTAATAGAAGGCGTTCACTGGCATTTCTCGCATATCGCTAACGAAAATGCCGAACTTTTTGGCTGTCCCTCTAATGATCTCCTCCGGTGTATTGCACCCTCCCTTGATGGTTTCTTCTTGACCAGTAACAACATCTCGATAGCTGAGCGTTACGATGTATCGGAATACAGGAGGATTCTGATGACTAGATGTTACTTCATACTTTCCAACCTTACGGATTGATGGAAGCACTTCGGCAGTCACCCACTTGCGGAAAGCGTGAGGAATCGATCCTTTATTGACCGCATCACGGCAGCGAAGTGCCAGGGTATACATACCTGACTCAGAAACGATCGCAACCTCTTGATTTCCCTTGAGGGTGTAAGTTGAACTTACACCCTTCTCATCATCATCAAGAGCCAATAATGATACGCGGGAATTGCTAAGGCCTAATGCGCTACACACGTCAGATGCCACAAACCACGGCTCACCATTTTTACTTAGCACACGAATTTCTTTGTCGCCGAACTTAAACATGGTGAAATCTGCACTTGCTTTTGTTAAAATATTCATGTCGATATTTCCATTACGATTTGTTGATATTGAAGCCTCGTTGGTTGCAGCCATCGGGGCTTTTCCTTTATTGCTGCTTGACAAACCCATCTTCTCTCAGACTCCGCTCGATACGTTTCACCACCTCACTATTCAGTGAGCGCCCTTCCTCTTTTGCTACCACCTTCAACAAATCCTTTAGATGCTTAGGGAAGCGAATCCCTACCGGTGCAATGTCTCTTACCTTTTCCATTTATTCCACATCCTCTTCATCGTGTAGTCATTACACACATATTACATCGTGAGCATAGATTGTCAAAGGTTTTATGATTACATTGTGTAGAGGTTAATTACACAGGCGTCTAGAAACATGAAAATCAGAGACATAGCACCGTATGGCATCAGGATGCCTGCTGATCTGAAAGAAAAATTGCAGGCTATAGCCAAAAAAAATGGAAGATCGCTCAATTCCGAGATAGTGAGAATTCTTGAAGAGTATGTGGAGCCGCCAAAGATTGATGACATGCGGGCTCTATCAGAATCAGAACTTAGCTCACCGGAAAAAATGCACGAATGGATGCGTGAGCTATCAGAAAAAATAAAAGCTATCGAAAAGGTTGTTGATAAACATTTATCAAAAAATGATTAACTAGATAACAAAAGGAAGCGTAATGGAAGGAATCATCACGGTGGTAGTGATCTTTTTTGTTATCGGCATCATTGCCGAGATGCTAAAACCAAGGCGCTGCGATATCTGCGGAACTCAATTTAAAAGGAAATATTTTACATGGGAAATTGATGGAAAAAAGAATCATTTATGTCCAAAGTGCAATAGCAAAATGGAAAAAAGAAAAAGCGATCAATCATTTCGGAGTAGATTTGGTTGAGTCAACGCCATGGTTTGTGTAAAAAGCCCGCATGGCGGGCTATCTTTAGTCTTTTTTGATAACAACTTCTCTGGGTAGTAGCATTTGCACTGATCTGGCTGCGCAGTATGGTATTACTGCCCAAGCAATCCCCATTGCAGCGGCGGCAGCCTGTTGAGGCGCGCTAATCTCGCTTTGAGTTAGCAACATCACAACCCCCTGCAAAAAGCCAATAACGCTACAGAAGAATACCGCCAACCATATAACCTTCATTACCGATCTCGCCGTTTCAGACATTACTGCACTCCACTTGAGAATGATATGTTCATTCTACTGCGGCTGGCCTGATTTTCAATCGATGTGGTCAACTGACTGACGGTCTGTGGGTTACTGTTAACTTCCACCTTTTGGATGCTGATATGGCTCTGCTGGCTATTGTCTACGCTACCCATGGTGCCGGAGGGTCTAGCTGCCATGGTGGATAGCTGGCTGTAGTAGTTCATGACCCGGCCGGGGTAATCCATGGTTTCTTTAGGCATAGCTCCTGACCTGCCTCCAGAAATCCACTTGTCCATGTTACCTTCCCCCCAGTTGTAGGCACGCAAAGCGTCCTCATAGTTTCCCTTATATTTCCTCAGTAGCCGGTTGAAATGCATGGTTCCAACCATCATGGATTTCATCGGGTCAAATCGCTCTTCAGGTGATAACCCATAATCCTTTGCAGTTCCTGGCATGAGTTGCATGAGGCCAGCAGCGCCAGCCTTTGATACGGCGTTAGGATTCCCTCCGCTTTCTGCCATGGCAATAGAGGCGATCACGGCATCATGAGAAATATTTGGTGCAACCTCCGACGCGTTAGCATCCCTAATTGCTCCGGTAGATCTCAATATACTCATCAATCTAGACATTGGGTTTAAACTGCTAACCCCTGACTCTACGGCATCTTTAGCCCAATCAGGAACCGAAAAGCCACCTATTTTAATCCCCTCCTTGCCTGCTCCGGCATTGCTAATAACTGTTCTTACTGGAGCCATGGGGTTTAAATGCTCGTCACCAAAGCGAAGAACATTACCCCAACCAATATCGCCATTCCCACCAGAAATTCTATTTCCTAATTGTATTAGCTGGAGGATAGCGTTTGATGTGCCGCCAACAGATTCGGCAAATTTTTTCGCCCACTCCGCTCCATCACGGAAAAATCCAACAATATCATCCTTATGATTTACTACCCAATCACCAAATTCTTTAAGGAGTTGATTGATCTCATCCCCAAACGCTAAGACAAAGTCAGTACCCAAGTTATCTACGGTTTGGCGCAACTTCTCCAGGGTTTCGTTAACCTCTCTAGCCCTCTGAATCGCCGGATCGGTGGCGTTAGAACGCTTTTCAAAGTCACGTTGCAGGGTGGATAGCTTGCCGGAATACATCAACCCGAACATATCGGCAGAGCCTCCCATCTGACCCCACATTACCTCGGCTTGGGTTTTGTTCATTTTTCGTAGCGCAGTAGCCGTCCTGAGAAGCATTTGGCCGGGGTCTTTCCCGCCCATGATGTCTACGCCAGTCATTCCCTGCAATTGCTGCATTGCTATCGTAGAAGCGTCAGGCGCACCCATCGGCATAGCCATCCAGTTCTGCGCATTCTTCAAGCGCATCAGCATGGATGTCATCGACTGTTCCGAAGCGCCGGTGGCGGCGGCCGCCCGGTTGAAACCGTCCAGGCTTTTCGCTCCCATGTCGAGGAACGATGAGGTGTTTCCCAGCTCAACCAGATTCCGTGTCGTAGACGTAAACAGCCGCCGCGCACCCTCAAGTGTTAAGGCCACTCCGAGGAACTTTGCAGCCCCCATCTGCACTTGATTGAATGCGTTTTTACCGGCATTCCCAAAGGCGGTAACGCCATCAGTGAGGCCATCGAATCGTTTACCGACGCTTTCCAGTGGCTTCTTTATGTCCTGATCTAATTCGGCGACGCTTTGGGCTACTTTCTTTTTCCCAGCGAGAAACTCTTCTGCCTGGATTTTTACCTTATAGGCTAACTCTTGGATGATCATTGCTTTTCCAAATGCTCCCGCCAGGCTTTCTCGTTATGGGACTCCACCGCGATAATCTCCAGCAGATTGAACGCATCACGCACAGATAGCCGATCTTGCAGGTCAAGGTAGCTGGCCTTTCCCGAGCAGATAATCGAATACATCTGGTGTGACACGTTCGCCGGATAAACCAGTTTTGCTGGCTCCGGTTCAGGCTGGATGAAAGGGAACTTTACGCGGCTGCGATTGATAAAAAATCGAAATTTACCTTGAACACCTGATCCATCAGGGAGCGGATAGTCGTCACCTCTTCGAAGTCTTCCGCAATGACCTTGCGTGTTTGCTGACTTCCTTCATGGGAAATGACGATTTCCACTGTTGCCAGTAAGCGAGAGCGAAGCACCTTGGCCACCTCTGGAGACGCGGAGGATAGAACCAGTAGGCCGTAGGTTACCAGCCCGGCGCATCCCATCATCACTACATCATCCGGGATATTTTCCATACCGTTTGGCATCCCGCTCCCCATGATGCGGAAAAGGTCTTGCGCCATTTCGTCAGCATCCCATGCCGACATTTCCGTGATGATGAACTCCTTCCCGTGATCGCGGTTGTTATCTTCGACGATGTAGGTGATCTGCTTTCTCATTAGACGGCACTCGGTGTAATGGTTTCAAAGTGGAATACGACGGGGCGCGGCTGGAGGATGCGGCGGCCGGGCGGCAGAGGAGGCATGCTGAACAGCACCCCGTTTACCATCGTCCACTTTTTGTTGAGAGAGGGGACTACCAGGGTAGCGTTTACCGTGAACTTGGCGATCGCCGTTCGTTCCGCTGCAAACATATCATCCAGTTTCCCCAGGGCGGATGATGTCGGCATCAGGGTGATCGTGAACTCTGCCGGGTTGAACACGAAACCGGCGTGATATTTGCCGTCGGCCGACATGATTTCTTCGGCGTTCTGCAATGGCGCGGTGTCAAACATGTTATCGGCTGCGTAGTCGTCAACATCAATCCCGCCGGGGTAGTAGGCAGGGACGACGAGACGCAGCTTGGAATTAGCGCTTGTGATATCGATAGGCATTGTGTCGTCCTTACAGGATAGCGGTTGAAGACATCGTGATGCTTTGGATCAGGCCGCCATCGACGTAGTAAAAAATTACGCCCTTCAGGTCGCGCTCGATGCGGTTAGAGCCCGGTTGAGGCGGGATGTACAGATACCACCCCTCGGAGTACAGCGTGCTGGAGATATCAGCGCCGACCGTGTTGTTGATGATGCGGATCTGCGCAGTATCCAGCGTCACACCCTTGCGAATGGCACCGAAGTTGAGCGCCTGCTGTGCCACGTCGATCACGGCAGCATTAACAGTCGCATAGCCCTGGGCGTTAAACGGATAGGACTGATTGGCGGTGAACAGGTTGGCAAACGCGCCTACCAGATTTGCGTTCATCCACACCTGGCACATGAAGGTGTCCAGCCACTCGAATTTACCCGTGATCGCACCATTCGATGCGTATTGCTTCATGGTCTTATTCAGGCTATAGGAGCCGTAGAAGTTGTAACCATTGGAGAGCAACGCGCTATAGGTCTGCCCGTCGGTGACGTTAGGAGCTAGACCGGGGAAGTCGCGGAACTTGTAGGAAACCCGGCCATTAGTGCGCGCAAAATCCAGCGATGCGGCATATGCCAGCGCGGGAATCGCGTACAAATAGGAGCCATACACCGGGAACACGTTTTCATAGCCGTTTGCTACGACAACCTTCTGCATGAAGCACTGCGCGTTATTGGCAACGGTGGCGGCCTGTGAAGGGTCATGCACGACATAGCCAAACCGGTTGTTTGACGCGCTAACCCAGGCGCACAGCTCTTGTTTTTGATCATCAGTCAGCTCAACCAGGGATGAGAACAGTGCCCAATCTTGGCTCAGGTTGATGACGTTATTCATCATGTCCGTCATCGTGACTGTTGCGCTGCCCGGTGACGTGGTAGCTGCGGTGTCTGCGGTTAACTTCAGGCCTGTAGCCAGGTCGCCAGCATCGGCAAAGCTAACGGCACTGTTTGCGCCAGTAGTCAGCGATCGGACGATAAAGCGATTTGCGATCGGAAGCCATTCTACCAACACCTTGCTAGCCCCGATGCCGGTAGTCAGCTTGGTAGCAATGTCAGAGAAGCTGGTAGCCGAGGACAGGTCGATAGAGGTACTGGTTACTGCTACCCCGTCGACGGTCAACTTGATCGTGCCGGGTGAAATTGCTTGCAGAGTGGAAAGCTGAACGCCTTTCATACTACCCGATAGCAGATAACCCGCCACGGCAGCGGTGATCACACGGGTGATGAGCAACTTGCCCGGAATCACGGATGAGTTGTCATAGCCGTTAAAGTAAAGCTGGGCCGCCAGGAATTCGGGAGAGTTACTTCCCAGCAATGCCGCAATGTCGGGTGCGTTAGTGAACTCGGCAACGGTGCCCACTCGGATTAGCTCGTTATCGCTCAACACCAGGCCATTAGCATCTAATGCCGAGCCAGCCGGAGCGACGACGTTTGGAGTGATTCGAAAATCAACACTTAATGGAATTGTCATGTTTTATATACCCACTGGATCGACTGATACTTCAGCCTTATCAAAATATGGTTCGGGGAATGATGCGGTCATGTGGACTTGCAGGAAGACCGTCAGGGTATAGCGCTCTTGCCACTGCTGCTCGGCGTCAATCATCGGAGCCTGAATAGCTGCGGTTGAGTAGAGCGGAGCCACCCGAGCGTCGATAGCCTTGATCAGGTCGTAGGCGTAACCGCTGGCGAAAACTGTTTCCAACGTCACTGCCCGGTCACCGGCCCCGCTTCCGTAAATATCGACCTGGATGTCGGCTCGCCGTACTTCCGTCCATCCCATAGCGCTTGTCGATGGCGAACCGGTATCCTGATTGATTGATCTGGTAGTGGAGAGCCGCTCAAACCGAAGCGGAGTCAGGATGCAGAACTGTCCCTTTGGCATCGAAGTTCGGTTAGCTTGGGCTTGTCGGCACTGTCCGAAAATAGGACCCACAAACTGCCCCAACACACCGATAACGTCATCAACGGTCAAATCGATCATGGCGACACCTGCAAGTTAACGATTAGACGACACCACGAATCCCATAGCTCGATAGGCTCAACCACCAACCAAGTGTGTCCGTCGATGATGAACAGGTCACCGCCCTGCTCTAGCTCACGCTGCACGCTAAAGTAGTTACCGTATACGTGGATAGACTTAACCAAGCCCTGGATATTCAGCCCGTCAACATGCTGCAAATCACCCTTGCTGAGCGGCTGTAACTGAATGGTGACGTTTTGGTCTGGTAGATATGACGGAATAGGCTTGCAGCCAGGGCCAATGGTTTCACCGGCATACTTTTTCAGTACTGCGGTGATGTTTGGATTTACTCGCTGAATGGCTCTATTCGCCAGGCTCCGAATGTTCAATTTCGCCCACCTCGAAGTGCACGTCGTGGTTCATGGTTGCGGTATCAACGAGGGGTTTCGTTGATTCGTTTCGCCGCTCCTTTCTGGTTCTGCGACGCTTAATTGTCACAGGGCTTAATGGCGGATCCATTAGTTGTGCAATTGACGACACCACATCGCCGACAACGCGCTCGCCAAGGGCGGAAAGCACATCGTGGACAGGCTCACCGTTTCTAATCCCATTAGCTATTTGCTCATTCCATGTGCTTTCGTTAGCCCATATGGCTTTTCTAAAGAAGGGTCGCGCTGGGATGTTGTTAGCTGGATCGCCATATTCTTGAATGGCGGCCACAGTAGCGATTGGCATACCGTTGTCATACGCCCTCCCGTCGATAAACCCGACCTTTAGCTGCAGCGATTGAAGAGCTCTCTCTGCGGCATCCAGCGCGTCCATCACCTTATCGGTCATCGGCATACCCCACGATAGAACCCCATCCGGTAGATACTGGTGGCATTCCAGTACATGATCCCGAACTGGCTTTGAAAGAAGAAAGCCTTGTTAAACGGAACACCGGACAGGCCAGAAGACACGCTAACGCTACCCTCAGAGGCCGAAGCCACATAGCCAACCATCCCAGGGTCACCGCCATTCCCTGACGAGTCCTTGTAGGACAGATAGGCTATGTGGGCCATCAGCAGGTAGAGCAGCCACTTGCGCCGCGCCAGATCTGACACGACGCTGAAATCTGTGTTCTCCAGATACATTGATGCGGCAAAAAACAAGTCCTCAACCTGCGCATCAGATAGCGCCGTGTACTGCGGGTATTTTGCTTTCCACTCCGCTACATCTAGAGTCACGATCCCCATTTAGGCCACCTTTTCGGTTTCGTCTTCTTTGACTTTTGCCTGCTCTAGACCGGTTTTCAGCTCTTTCACTTCTTCGGAAGCCGCCTTGGCGCTAGCTTCGTCTTTCTCTGCGAAGATAAATTCCTCGCTGATGGCGGTCATTCCGACGTATTTCTTGGCGATCGCATTCCAGTCTTCCTCCGGCATGTGAGTCAGGCCACAAACGCCCTGATAGCCTTTGATTGCCACCATTTCGTTACTGTTCTGGCCGTTAATGACCACCTCACGATCGCCCAGCTCGAAAACCACGCCGTGCATCAACTTGCTGCATACAACTACGTTAGCCATGTGTCATTCCCTTACAGTGTGCCGGTCATCTGAACAACAGCGCTCGGACGATAGATAACCGCGCCCAGGCTGCCCGCCGCCAATTTTTGGCTAGTTTCTGAGTGCTCAACCAAGATCGGGAAAGCGCGCATTTTTTCGGTGTATACACACTGGCCTACCGGGTCACCGCCCAAGCCGTCAGCGATCAGCTGAACCAGGCCGCCGGAAGGAACGCCGAATTCAGGAACCACTACAACTTGCAGGCTGGTATAGGTCTTCTTGATCAGGTCGATGGCTGATGCAGTACCCAGGGCGTTCAACGCACCCATGGAAGCGTTATCGCTCGGGCTAACGACCAACTTCATGGGGCTGGTTTCTTGCACCAGGCCTTGGTTTTTCGATGCCAGATTGGTAAACATCTTCTTCACGTCGTTGAAGATGGCGATCGCGTCTTTGTCCGCCCACTTCACCTTGCTATCGGCGGTGGTGATCGGGGTCAGCGCGTTAGGAAGTGCCGGGTCGTTGATGATGCCGAAGTTAGCGGAACCGCTAATTCCGTACATGTAGCCCTTGTTGAAGAAACGGTTGATGGCGGACACACCGGCAGCCTGTTTCATGGCGATGTACGGGATGAGTGCCAGGCCGTATTTTTCCTGCTCCAGGTCGCCCCAGCGGTTCATGGTCTGGAAGCGGAACTGACGGCGGTTTTCCCAGTTGGTGTTGACGTGAACGGAACCGGCGCGGGAGGCATCGCCATAAGCGACAACTTCATATGCCTCTTCGGTGCGCGGGAAGAGAACGTCCTGCACCGCCCAGTTACCTTTTTTCACTTCCGGGTAAATCATGGTTGCCGTCAGTGGCGCAAACAGTTGCTTGATGATCATCGGGTCGATGACCTGCGCAGCAGCTGCCGGGATGCCACCGTTGGAAACGGTTTGCATATCTACTACGGAGTCACCGACTACGCCGTTTTTTGCCAGAAACTTCGGCGTGCATTTATCATAAATGACGCCCTTATCCGCCAGAACTTTCAGATATTGCGGCAGAGTGGATTGATTCAGATCCATTACAGAACCCCCCAGGTGGTCATTTTGATCAGAGAGCCAGCATCGGCAGCGGATGCGACATAGAACGGAGTTTCGACGGCGCCAGAAATACTTGCTCCAGCGGCGCCGGTTTTGATGGTGCCATCTGCGGTAACGGCGAAAATCTTCTGGCCAGTAGTCGCGGCGGTTGCAGTACGTACCCACCAATCACCTTTGGTGTAAACAGCAAGCTCAGTGCCAGCGCCTACCAACATGGAGCCGGTCTGTCCTACGGTAATGGTTCCCACCCCGCTGTTCATGATGTAGCCCAGCGGATTTCCTGAGCCGGTGTTGTTTACCAGGGTTGGATCGGTGCCATCAGCCCAGACAAAGCGGGACTGGTACACACCAGCCGACCCTGCCTTGTAAGAACCTTCCGGCGGCAACGCGACTACGTGCGGGTTATTTGATGCGAAATCACCCTCTTTACCCGGACACGGGTAGAGGTTCACTGTCTGTTGAAAAGTCATTGCTTCCCCTTAGAAATAATCTTTAAAGTCGGCAGCGGTAGGCTGCTGGCCGTAGGCAGAGTCGCCAGTAGGCTGGGACGCGGCGGCGCTCTTTGATCGGATGGCCATCTGTACCAGGCTCTTAAAGGCTGATGGATGGACGCCGTTGATATCGACCTTTTCGGCTTTCAGCACGGAGCGGTAGATGTCGTCTGCGGAGTCACCAGTAACGTGGCCGAAAACCGGCTCAACAATGCGCATGGCCTCGCGGGTGGCAGCGAACTCGGCGCGAGCTTTGGCCAGCGTGTCGCGCTGCGTTTTTGCGATCAGTTCTTTCACGGCGCTATCGCCCATTGGGGATTTGTCCTTTTTGTCTTCGTTGTCGTCTTCGTCCCCCTCCAGCTTTTTGCGCTCCCAGTCTTCCCGGTACTCTTTGCTTTCGAGGTCTTTCTGCTCGGCCTTGTCCTTGCCTTCCTTCTCCAATTTTTCGCGTTCGGCGCGCTCGCGCTTTTCCTTCTCGGCGAGGTCTTTCTCTTCGTCGGAGTCGCCCTTGTCTTCGTCGATCTCCTGCTGCTCATGCTTAGCCATGAGCTCCATGATGCTTTTCGCCAGTTCGTCCGCGTCGGAGTCAGAGGCGGTGGCAAATTTGTTTTTAATCAGGTCGGTCAAGCCTTCCATTAAACTGCCCTCTTGGTCTTGTGAATCGCCGACAGCGCATTCAGCGCCGACGCGGCCTTTAATGGTCAAAGCTACGGAGTTACCCACGATATTGCGGGCGATTCCGTCATATGCCTGACCCATGAAAACGCCGGGCGTCATATCCACCTCGAAGAAGGAGGGGAATATGCTCAACTCCCGGCGCGTTCCGTTTTCAACACCCTCGATGGCGCCCTTGTCCCACAGCTTCATGCTGGTTTTGAGGAATGGCGCTTCGAAGCGTGTGTCTGTCCCGGTGGTTCCTACGCGGTCTTGCGGGCTGTCTGGAGTATCCAGTTGCCCTGGGTGCTCAATGGTGATGGGTACTGAGTTGAACGACTCAGCAGCGCTGATGAGCTCTTCTGCTGGCCGGTAGATGTAATAGGTTCGGTTGGGGTCTAGTCCTAGGGCTTCCCAATTAGGGAGACGGTTACCTAGGTAGGAGGAAACGCATTCCTTGCTGATGTTGCACTCGGCGACATTCAGGCGTCCGTAGTCGTCATAGCTGCGGACAGATGACCCGAAGTCGTAGGAGTCGCCCCGGTATCCGTTTGCGAATGCCGCGCGTTCTACTTCTTCTGCCTTTTCCCGCGTGCGGAATGGCCCCTTCTTCCCCCACCACCAAGCGCCATCTTTTTGATGAACTGGCATGTCACTTTTCCTGGTATGGGTTAGGTATTTCCTCGCCTAGTTTGAGCAAATCTCGCTCATCCACCACTCTTTTTTCGTTACCGTCATCAACCAACCAGCGGCCTACAGATGGCATTAATTTGAAGAAGTAATTGAGTGTCCATGTGGTTTCGTAGATTTCCCCTCCGTAACAGCGGACGGAGACATAGGCGAGATCCGTTTCAATACGAACCGCAACAATTTGGCTTGCCGCGATGATTCTTTTAAAAAATCTCTGATACTCGGCCATGCTTTCTCCAGGAAATAAAAAAGGCCGCCTAAGCGACCTGTTTGTTAAAACGGTAATATCGGCTTCCAACTACAACCGCAGTTGATTTGCTGCCCCGGCAGAACGTACTCGCCGTTGTCACCGACCGGCATGCCTTTGTCCAAGTCGAACTCTTTGCCATTGGCTTTGACGTGTAGCGGGCGCGGGTGACTTCCGCCGCCGGAGTGAATCCAGATGCCTTTAGTGATGCCTAGGGCTTTCTGGCGAACCCTGGCTAGCTCTGCGGTGGCCTTGTTGTTCTGGTCACGCGCGATGTTCTCAGCCCGCCTGCGTGTGATACCGAATTGCTTTTGTAGCTCCTCGGTCATGTAGTTCATGTCGCGACCACGGGTGATCGATTGCAGCGCGATGGTCTGGACTTGGGTGAAATACTTTTCGGGGATCGACTTAATCAGGTTGACGTTCTCGGCCACGATGCCGTCTACGGCCTGCCTCATCTCCGGCGTCATGGTGAACTTAACGCGCGGGATGTCGGCGGACGATAGCGATCGCTTTAGTGCCGATGTTGCCGTCTTCTCTGCTGCTCTGGTGAATGCGGGTGCAATCCTCAATGCGGCATCGGAAAACCTCATCACCCATCGCTCTCGCACTTCCTCCAGACGCTCGGCGATGTCGTCCATCGGTCGCCCGGCCTCCTTGGCTCGGTACTGAGCATGTGCCCAATACTCGGCGCTTTTCGTCATGTCGGAGATAAGCGACTTGAGCGCCTTGGCGTACTGGCCGGCGATTCCCTGGTTATAGCGAACCTGGCGGAGAGTCTTGATCTTCATCGCCAAAATCCCCCATGCCAGTGATAGCTTCATAGGTGATGCCGTTGAAGCCTGAATCGTCGTCTGATGCTAGAGCAGCGTTAGCCTGTTCTGGTGTAATTATTCCTGAATCAACCAGTTTTCCGTAGCAGTCAGCGCGAAGGTTGTTGATCTCGGCGATTTCTTTATCGCTCATTTCGTCAAGAGGGTTGAAGTCCACATAGAGGTCTTCATACAACTCTCCGAACTCACTCAGGCAGACAATTTTAAGAATCCAGTCAAGGATCGGCTTGTAGTTGTTCTTCTGCTTATTGGCGATGTGCTCATGCTGAGCCGCCCTCTCACCCTCTCCGCTGGCGCTCATGCCGCTGGGCTGGCTACCTGTCAGGCTGGTGACGCTTAGGCGTGATGGCATGCACAGGAGCTTCTGCTGCTGGACTAGCAGGTCATTCAAGCCGGTTAGGCTGGTGTTCATCTGCTCCAGCGTTTCCATCGCCTTATCAATAGCCAGAACACCGTGATTGCTTTTCCCGTAAATCAGCGTATCCAGGCGCTTATCGAACTGCGTTTTGTCCTGGAGATACGTTTCCATGTCGGTAGACCAGATGTACGTCCTGAACGACATGATGATCCGAGGGATGTCATCGCGGACGCTCTCCCAGTTCCTAACGTAGGGGAGCATCATCTGAATCAGGGACAGGCCACCAAAGTTGTAGCTCGGCTTGAGCATGTCCGGCACCGGGTAGATAACCAGTTGCTTCATGCGCGTGGCGTGGACAAGCTCGCCCAGCACAAACCAGCGAGTCGGTACAAAGAAGTCAGGCGACAGCGGGTTGATGGCGTTATATCCCTGCGGATAGCACCAGATCGGCTCTACCACCCGGAATCCCTCCAGGTCGCCGCGCTTAATCTTCGCTGGGGAAATCATGATTTCTTTAGCCAGCTCCCGATCATCGCCTTTCAGCTTAACGAACAGGTGAGCCTGGCCGAATGCCTCGGCGTTGAACCCCAGCAGCTTGAGATGCTTCTCTACCCCGAGGCGCTCGAAGGCGTCCTCAAGCTGGTTGATAATCTCGCTGCGGTCGTCGTCGGTGGCGTTTGACTTAATCTTGAAGCCCTTGCGGAACACCTCGTTAGCCGACTGCTCACACGCGACGCGGTTCTCTGATTTCTGAGCTAGGTTAGCCAGCGCCGAGTAGCCCATAAACACCGAATCAGGCGAAGCGTATGCCAGGTTTAACGAGCCATAATCGATGCTGTCACCTACCGGCTGATTCTCTGGCACTACGCCTGCCGGTGGCTTATATGCTTCATGGTGCGGCCTAAATGCTTCGTCGATCACCTTCTTCTGGTATTCGGCGTCGCTTTGCCATGATGGGCCGACAACAAGGCCACGGCTTTGATGCTGTGTATTCTGTTTCCGTTTTGCCATGTTACCAACCTGAGTTTTCGCCAACGATTAGCGATCTGCTGATCGGCGCGTACGCCATTACAAAAGCGTCGGCCAAGTTTGGGGATTTGATGTCTCGCTTTTTAAGGTCGGGTTTGCTCTCAACCTTTACGCGACCATTTTTGTCAAAGTCACGCCGGGGTGTGCTCAATTCTGTTTTCAGCTTTTCAAGCATCGGCATGTCAGAGGAAATGCTGATCATGTCATCCGGGTTAAATTTCTCTCCGCGCTTAATGGCGTTGAATGTGTTCCTGAACCGGTCGGCCAGAGTCCACCACGCTTGCGCCTTGAGATTGGAGAAGTAGTCCTTATTGCGGATCTTCTCCGTGTAGTGCTTTTCCGGGGCGTGTACGGCGTCGCCGGCATTGAATTTTGCGTAGCGTAGCTTTAGCTTTCGCTCTGCGTTTATCTCGCTGAACTTGCTGCCAGCAAAGGCACCGACGCCGATAGAGTCATACGTGATATGCGCGTCTCGCTCTTGGGCCTGAGCGTATACGCGATAGCATGACTTGGTTAACTCATCCTCGCGAGCCGCCCATTCTTCGCACCAATAAGCCACGGAGCCATGCGCATAGACCATGGCGCACTTATCCTCTCCATCATCAGCAACGTCGAAGCCAATGCGTCGCATTCCCTGTGGTTCAAATCCAAGTACGACATGCGCATCAACGGCGGCCTCAATCCACGAACGCTTGATCACCGTCGCATCGTCATCAGAGCGAGGCACGCCAAGGTATACGTGCTCGAAAGCCTCTTCATCCCTGTCTCTGGCCGCCTCGATAACATCCAGCATCGTGCGGGACAGAAAGGGGTTTTCGTCGAAGTTGATCTTCCTAACCAGGGTGCGCGGCGGCGTGTTGACGATGAAGCTCTGATAAACGAAGTCGGTGTAGAGATTGGGGTTGAAGATAAACCAGCATTCAGAGCCTTCCTTTCGGATTGTGGGCTCTAGAATCTCCCACTGCTCCTCGGTCAGGGCGTGCGCTTCTTCCAGCCACAGGACGTCGATACTCTCCAGTGACTTGATTTCGTCTACGCTGTTTTTCAGGCCATAGAAGATGAACTCTGTGCCGGTAACGCGGTTGACGATCTTGTCCTTTAGGACGCGGAACCTGGCCTGCAGTCCGAATCGCTCAATCTGAATTTTCAGCAGCGCATAGACGGATTCGGCTATCTTGTTCTGTATCTGGCGAGCGCACAGAAAACGAAGCTTGTAGTTATTGGCTAGGTAGATGGCGAATCCGGCGGCATCCCATGATTTGGAGCTTGCCCGACCACCGTACAGAATCTTGTTTCGCGCCTGCGTCGTCCAGAAGTCACGTAATACCGGGTTAAGAGTCGGAGCCATAGAAGTCATTTAGGCTTGTCCCCTTATTAACACTGGCTGGTTCATCTTCCTTGATGCTGTACGCCTCTCGCTCCAGACCAATCAGGTTTTTCAGCGTCTCGCTTAGTGCCTTCATTGACTTCACGCGCTCAGGCATACCGATTATCGCGTGATAGATTTCGTTGAGCTTGTCTTTGCCGTTCTCGTCGGGAGCAAGCATCAATTCACCAAGCTTGCGGAGAGAGTCAACATCGGCACACTCTGCCGCTAGCTCATCAAAGAGCGCATTGGCTATCTCGCGAGCCCGCCGGATATCCCCTCGGTGTTCCATGCGAACCTGAGCGATCACCTCGGCGCTGGACTCAATAAGTACGCGCTCAGATAGTGCGTTTTCGGTGCGTACCTGTTTGCGTACCTCGGCTTTGCGTACCAGATCATCAGCACGCTCTTTTATCTTGGCGGAGATGTTCCTAGACCAGTCATCACGCTTGGCTCTCTTCCTGATAGCCCCCTCTGTGATGCTGTGCTGCGCCGCTATCTCTCGGAGGCTTAACACCCCGGCTCGGTAGGCCGACTCGATGGCCTCCCAATCCAGTTTTGCCATGTTATTCCGCCTTTCTCTTTATTACCCGGTATTGAATATCACGATCCTTGGTCATGTTAATGACGCGGCCGTTAATGCCATCCTCTTCATACAGGGTGAAGAGTGGATGTGCAGGGTCCGGAGGCAGCGTTGTAAAGCCAGAGACCTTCTCGCCATCAGGGAAGGTTACGACAACGGATGTTCTTTCAATACAGATTGCCATTTCAGAATTTCCTTCTATCCGTCCGTCGCGCGCATCCGCACTTTTCAGGATTTATAATCAGCTAGCCAGGATTCCTGCAGCACGAAGTTTCGCCAGCAGGCCGTTAAAGTCGGCTTGGGTTGGCGCAGCGGTCAGGTCGGGGATGGCTGCGGCTTGCTTCACCGCGCCCATTACAGTGGGCGTAGCGGCAGTGACGGCAGCGGCTGATTCTTGCAGGGTATGCACTGATACGGGCGACCCATTTTGACCAATTACAATTACAGGCATGTTCTCACCTATGCGTTGACAATGATGGTGGCGTCAGCGTTTAGCGGCTTGACGAATACCGGCGCACCGGCGGTTACGTGATAGATACTGAGGTTTAGCGACCCACCGATGAATGGCAGGCCAACCAGGGATAAATCGGGCTTGGCCGTAGACTGGCAAATCTGCGCTTCACTACCAGAGATAGCGACTGTCGCGTCCGACGTGCCGTCATAGACCTGCGTCCAGATTCCTTTCGGCGCTATAATGTTGAGTAGTTGCATTCTTCACCTATGAGGCCGGGACCATCTGCTCGGCGATGATCAGGATTGCTGAGGCAGTGAATGCCGCCCCATTGGACTGGATAGTGATGTCGCTACCGTTTAGTGCCAGGTTCCCGCCAGCGTCTACGCTAAAGAATGTCGGGAACGATAGGATGTCAGCCGTTACCGCCTGATCGCGTGATTCAACCAGGGTGTTACCCTGAGTGGACGGGAAAGATACCGTCATGCTGCGCTGCGAGGATGAGCCAGCCCAGGAGCCGACCACGTTAACCTTGAAGGTCACGGTAGAATCGTTATTGAATACGTTGAACTTGTTGGTCGTCGTGTTGAAGAACGGGGATAACGAGCCAGTATGGGGTAGGCTCTTAATCAGGCTAATTAGGTTTGTTGGCGTGGTGGGGATTACCAGGTTTAACCCAGAGAAGTAACACTCCGACTTGCGCCGCACGCTACCACTACCAGCCGGGCCCGATGGCCCCCTCCCACCCACACCCATAGGATAGAGCGACATAACACATCCTCTTGCTGTTGCATTAGCGGAGGCTCTCGTAAAAGCCTCCTGTAATGCCATCACTTCTTCCGCACAGGGGTGATAGCCCTGCATGTCCGTGAACCACCCATAGGTGAAAGCCGTGCGTTATCCGTTTTTGGTTTCACCCTGGCGCTCGCCGTGGAATTAGGCGGGTCATAGCTAACCAGGATGAACAGGGACGAACTACCCGGGTAATGCGAAATTGGAGCGCCGACTTCGCCACGCTTCACAGAGTAGCTGGCCGACTTCGGTCTATTCCCGCTGCCAAGATGTGATCACCTCCAGCTTTGCAAAGAATAAACGCCGGTGACGGTGTCCGGCTTCGCCCTGGGCGAACGAATCTTACTGTCGGGTAAGTCTTACTTCGTCGTATGCCCGCTCACAGGCGAGACCGCGAATTCGGGATTGGTGAGCAACCTCTGCCATTCGCTGCGCTGCTTCATCAGCCAGGCTGTACAACTTGGCGAGCACTCTGGGATCGGAACCTGTCGCGCCTGCTCCGGAAGTTCCGGTATTGCAGGAGGAGCTACTTTTGCGCAGTCGGCTGGCATAGTCGGCAACTTGTTTCCGCAGGCTGTCAGCATCAGAGCGAGCAGCGGTAGCATCAGCTTGAGCGCTAGCCAGTTGCTGCGACGTTTGCGCGGCGATTTTTGCGACGGCATTCTGCCCCCTTTGTTCAAGCTCTCTGTTTTTGGCCTGGAGAAGCGCTAGAGCGTGCTCGTTTTCTGCCTGAGCTTGGCTCCATCGGGCTTGCCATGTTAGGTCTGCCTTTTGATACCCGGCATCGTAGGAACACCATGCGGCGGATAGAATGGCGATGGCGAACGCTGGCATCAGCCAATACCTTTTGATCAGCTCAAGAAAAGGCATTGCTCAGCCTCCCGCCGACGCGTTAACCCGGGAAGCGGCTTACCATTGGCCTTGTTCCATCGGGGGAACTCAGCAGCAGCACCTGCGTAATCACTGGAATTCAGCTTACGCAACAGAGTTGAACCGGACAGCGCTGAGACGCCAAGGTTGTAGGCGAAATCAACCAGCGCATCGAACTGGTTTTGATTAACCGGAGCGGTGATGATGCGGGATACGTCACGACCATAATCATCAGCTCCAGCTTTCAGGAGGCGCTCAGCCGTTTCTTTGGTGATCTTCATACCGGCATGAATCGGCACCCCGTCAACTGGACGTGTCCATCCATAGCCGATTGTCCAGACGCCAGCCGGGCACTTGTAAGCCTCCAGGCGACAACCCTCAAATTCTCGGATGAGCTTCAGGCAATTCTCGCTCGGCGTCATCGAATAATCTCCTCAGCCGCAGATACCATGCGCAGCTTGACGTAATCTTCGTTATCGGGCTTTTGCGTGAAGCCTGCGACTAATAGACCAACCATGTGACCATAGCCAGGGGGAATCGCCGCATAGCAGACGTAGTTAACGCCCTGCTTTCTGGCCGCTTCACCTACTGCGGTGTTTGCGATCAGCTTGGTGCAGAGTGTTTTATCGGTGATCACTTTAATGAGATTTGCAGACTGCTCAGAGTACGGACGCAAGGCAAGGTCTCCGGTTCCCTCAAGGAACTGCATCCGGTTTTGGCCAACCCGGAAATACATTGCGTTGCGTCGATTTTGGTTCAGGTTTACCGACCAAACCGTAATCGACAGAGCGCCAACGTCAGCCATTAGCTTTACTGCCGCATGGTCTATAGATGCTTCATCGATAGTGGGAATACCAAAATTCGACATGGCCCAGAAAGAAACCTCGCGCCTGCTCTCCCATAGCGAGTAGCAGAACGTCAGGGAGACGATCAGCGCCACTAACATCACCAAACGTTTCGGCGTGTTGACGTACTTGATGATCTTGAGGGCGAAGTCCATACGCCCGGCTTCTTTGTCCGACTTGTTATTTTGGTTTTCCATTCGTCCACCATAGCCAACGGCTTCCGGTGGCCTTGAATTGTGAGCGCGCCGCCCTAGCTGCATAAAGGAGATAATCTAGGGGATGATTAGGGCGACGCATATACGAAAAAAGCCCCGCATTGAGCGAGGCTTGAATATAAGAAGGCCGCAGGATGACAAATTACGGTGACAGCGCAATCTGACAGTTAGGCCTGCGGCTCGGTTTCGGCGCCTTGTTAACGAATAGGCGAATTTCCAGCGTTGGGATAATTCTGGTCTTTATTTCCGCGATTGTCAATACTGCTTTATGCAGATATTTTTCTAATCACAGAATCGGCTGCTGATTCCTCCTGTATGCATTTAGTAACCAGATCTTCGAAGAATGGCTGGATGTGGTCATATGCCGTCGTCTTTCCAAGTTGGGGGTAGAACTCTCGCATGGCGATAATTATCGTGGCGAAGCTAACCCGTGCAAATCCACGACCATTACATTTAGAGCAAGTTTTCATGACAGGAACACCCTGCCGCTCACTCTCGACTTTATCCATAACCATCCCACGCCCCTTGCACCGGCATGAGTTGCTTATCTCTCCCTTACCTTTGCATGTTTTGCAGAGAACGCGAGCCTTCTCTCTAATCTCTCGGCAGTCGGTTCGAAAGAATTTCATGTTGAAAACTTCCGCCTCAATAAACCCACCAGTGCAGTCTGGGCATTTACGCGTACTGGCCGCGCTACGGCAGTAGTCCTGATATGCAAACCTTGCGAGCACTTGCACAACTTGAGATTTAATATCATCACCAAGTTGATTTATTTGCTTGACGCTATTTGCTCGCGACATTCCATAGTTAACGAGCATCTCTATCGCGTTCTCGCTACCGGTGATTCCTGACTTTGACAGGTACAGCTCAATACCAAAACGGCATTTTGAGTAGGCCACCCCAATAACCGTCATTGCGTCTGTAATTGTGAAGGAGTCACCGGTAACGCGAGAGCTATCTGAAAATCTGGGAGACTTTGGAGAAAAGAATTTTGTAATGCTCTCAATGTTCATGCGACTTTTCCTTGTTGGCGTTGCTGCGGTTGATGATCTCCCGGCGCTGCTCCTGCAATCGGCTTATCTGGCGCTCCAGGGCTTCAATCTCACCATCAAGGCGAGCTATTTCGAATCGTTGGTAATCGGTCATCACCGCTTCTCCTTCTTGCGCGGGTTGTGATCCCATGACTGAATGCCGGTGGTTGGTTTTACTGATGGGTGAATAGGGGTGAAAAGCGATAGGATGTAGGCGATCAGACTTCGCATAGATTCTCCTTTTCTCGTAGATCTTTGGTCTTTCTCCGATACTTCGCGGCGATTTCTTCCAACTCCTCCCGCGTCCACTTCCTGGGCTCATGGTGTGACATGAGCGAATCGAATCGCGCGTGGCCGATTTTGGCGATCAGATTTGGCGTGTATTTTTCGATATTCCCGGATAGGTGGTTATTACAGGGTTGGCATTGACGATTACAGTTATCCTCATCGAACCTAAGTTCAGGGTTAGCGCCAGTGGTTCGATAGTGCCCGGCGTGCCATTGCCCGGCGTGGTAGCGGCCACAACTGATACACGGTTGGTCTTTGTCTCGCTCTCGGATGTACTCGTTGAAGGACTGCTGGGCTTTCTTGATGAAGTAACTGAGGGGTTGTATTGCGCGTTTCCGTTCCTGATGCTTCTTCCTGCTCTCTAACTCCTTTCTCTTTCGTCGTCGCTCTGCCGCCTGTATCGCTCGCTGTCGCTCTTTCTCTCTTAACTTGATAGCGAGTTGGGTTCCATGTTCTGGACAGCACCATCGCTCATAGGGAGCTTTTGGCATGAACCATGCGCGGCATATTGCGCACTTCCTCTTTCGCAACTGCATATCACCTCCAGCATGGGTTGATCATGCCCCGTGGGGTCTTAGGTTGGTATTCGCTCTCCGGAAGCTTGGCGGCCACATCCCACAGGCGCGGATCGACGTTTAGGCTTTTGCGTGCTTTGAATCCCCGCTTTCGGTAATCGTCAATCATCCTGTCGGCTTCCTCTGAAGTCATACCCTGTTGCAGAAACCATGTGAACATTAGGCCACCTCTTGGATATCCAGATCGCGGACGATAGCGCCACTGATACCGACGAATCGCATGAAGACGGCGTGGGCAGAGATTGGGTTTTTCGATACGAGTTCAATCTCAAAGGGAAAGGCGTTCCAAGTGCAGGTAATGCGGTAGGTGTTCATGCTGCGCTCCTTACCGGGCGGCCAATGGCCTCCAGTGTTGATTTTGAAATGGTGGTGATCATGCGGCGCGGGGTGGTGAACGGACGCCAAATGAGTAACATCGAACCCTTGCTGTTTCCCTTCTGCTCCTCACCGGTTACAGCGTGGATAAAGTTGATGCGGCCGCCGGTGATCACCCTCACTTCATCGACCGTTTTCAGCGCATCACTGAACCAACCCACGCTCATATCCTCCGGGACAAGCATCACTACCGCCTTAACTTGTCGCTCGCTCTGCTCTGCAGCTTTAGCGACCCAAGGCCCGATCTTGCTGTATGGAGGGTTGCACCAGATGGCACCAACGCTATTCCAATCGCGTTCCAGGGAGTTATCCGCTTCGGTTAGGAATTGGTGGCACAGTGCGTTTTGATCAGATGCCGCAGCGTCAAGCCAGAAGCCAAACTCAAGATCAAGTGCATCGAATAGCCACAGCGGGGTTTGCCAGCAGTCTTTAGCCGATGCTGACGTATTCGACTTGATAGTCATGCAGCATCCTCCCCGATAGCTTTAAGCAGACCGTGATCTAGCAGCTTCCTGGTTAACCATTGCTGACCCTTCCCGGTTATTTTTGATGTGAACGAGATCGTCACGCCGTGATTGGTATTGACGGCTGTTTCTTTAACGGTGAAATATCCGCGCCCCAAATACTCCTGGCGTGGGACGTTTCTCCGCTCGCCGGCCGCCATAAGGACGCCGTTATCACGTAACCAAGCAAACAGTTTGTTCTGTCCGATCCCTACTGCTTTGGCGTAGTTACCGATAAGAACGCCGCCAGCCTCAGAGACGCGATCGGCGAAATCCACTTTTGGCGCAGCAATGGCGAGTTGGTTTTCTAGCTCTGCCTTCTTCTCGGCAAGGTCGGCGGCCAATCGCAGCGCTTCGGGTAGGGTTTGGGGTATGGCGGGCTGGGCGACTCCTCTCTCAAGTTCATCCCAGCGCTTTACCAGCGCCGCCGTAAACTTCGGACTGTTCTGCGCGACAAGAGTGATGGAGTCCAGTTTGTTTAGGCGGTATTCGGTGTACGTGTTTCCTCGATGTTCAAAATTTAACCCTCGCAATGCGGCAGTTAAAACTCCAGCAGCAGAAAGTCGCTCCGCACTTACCTTGATGTGGCTATGCTGCTTGCCAAGCAACTCAGAAATTTCCCGAGTGCCCATAGTCATCTCACTCGTCATAGCCATTAAGTCATTCATCTTGCTTCTCCTTAATTCGCTTATATTCTGAGTCGCCAGGTATCGTTACCAGACAGCCAATACTGGCCGCCCATGCTTCAACCTGACTCATGAAGTAATGCATTGCTCCGGTGTCCAGACTGGACGTATGGCGAAGTTCTTTGACGGTGGTTATCTCACCGTTGATAACGTCAATTCGATCGGCATCTTCATATCCGAGGTAGGTGTGTTTCATTGCGCATTTAACCCATTCAGGTGTAGCAAAGCCCCTACCTCTGCGCGTGAGGTATTCGCTTATCTCGCCACACCACATGTGAAAAGTGCATTTTGGGACAGGCTGCGTTTATCTTTCCAAGGCTTGAGTATCAGTCGATATTCACCGTTGGTTAGCAGTTCCTGGATTTGATAGCCTACTGAATTGAAGTTTAGCTTGGTGAGTTTTATTCCGTCTTTGGATATGTCATTCACTGTTACTCCTTATGGAATACTTATCAATTTTCCTTTTATATAATGATCTATAATGTTCGACATCTATATAATATTTATAGTTTATATAAGCATTCCAAAGTTTCTTCATAGTTTTAAATCTTGGCCTAAAATTCATTGATTGAGGAACCTTACCTCCATTCACCTGATATTCATAACCAAATGAATACCACCTATTTTTAACCCAAACAGATATGACATTCCCGCAGTAACAAAAGTCAATGGTGTAGCCATCAAAACCAACAATATCACCATCCTCAATCATTTCATTGAGGCGACAATCCCACTCTGCTGAGAATGGGCGTTGATAAAATCCAGTAAAAGTCCTTAATGCATGACCGATGTAATCAAACATACTCACCTCAACGCTATTAAAATACAGACCATCCCAATTGCCACTATGGATATTTCAGTGATGGAGAACATAATCACTAATCCGGATGGGTTGGTAGCGGCATCCAGTGGGTAACTCGACCAGTTAGCTCCTTATCCGACCATATATCGCCGTTCCATGAACAGTTCCATTGGTAGTTACTTTTACCCAGGCTATTTTGATCTTCAATATAACACCAGTAACGTCCTCCTTGCTCCGGCACCCGCTCACTACATTTGATCCACTTCGGCTGTGCTGCTTGCCATGCTAGCCAAGCGAGGCGAACATCTTGCCACTCATATACTCCATCATCATCACGACTCATATCTACAAATGGGCCAAGGCAGTTAGTCAGTCATTTCTCAAACTCTTCTCACATGTTCATTTTCTTTTTTCCCCATGAGCAAATTTAGAAACATAATCAAACCACTTTGGTGCAGGTGCATTTGGAATAGCACCAAATAAATCAGAAGCAAAAACAAATGCATCAGCCGCCCTTTCGAGCAAAACAGACACCAGTTTTAGTAGCACTACGGCAATAATAATTGGACTCGTTATAATAACAACAAGCCACCACTGCCATCTTTTTATTGAATCAATAATTCCCATAAATCACCTCTTGAAATATTTATTCCTGATTTCTGATATTTTCGACAACCCCGTCTCATTGCTCACCGGTATGCATAGTTTTGGAATTTGCTTAACCGGTGCTGGTATTTCCTCGCCAGCCTTAATCCGATCCGCAATCTTGCGAATCTCTACGCCACAGCGTGCCCTAACCTCTGACTCGCTAAGATTGAGTGATCGCATCTGGTCGCGGAGTTTTGTCACCATCCAGTACGTCGCGTTGCTCGGCCAAGGGTATTCCTCCGCAGAGTCGTACATGCTGCGCTCTGAGCAATATTTCATCATCAGGGCGTATAGTTCGTCAGGGCTAGGCAGTCCGGCAGAGCTGAATTCGCCAGACCGGCACCATGCGATGAACTGGCCGGGCGATGGGAGGAATGGCCGCTCTTGCTTGCGTGCGATGCGCATACCAGCAGAAACCTGGTCAAGGCTGGTAATCCCGTTTTCCCGGAACGCCATCACCCACTGACGCCGGATTTCGTTTATCTCGCGCTGGTCACGGCTGGCCAGGCTGGCAGGGAATACCGCGAGAAGCTGGGTAAATACCCCGTTGATGACATGGGCTACTTGCTCAACTTGCGGCGCTTCACAGCGCTGCTCAGGTAGGTTGCTGGCCACGCGCTGAAGCTGCCCCCGGCTGAATTTTTGTATCTGCTCTGAAATGCTCCTCATAGCTGAACTCCATAGATCCAGTCAGTGTTAGTCAGGTCGACCTTTGGCCTTTCAGCGGGTTTACCTGATGCCAGTTTTTGGCGCTTGATGTCTAGCTGAGTCCATTTCTTGCGCAGCGTGGCTGGGCAGAGAACATTCCCCTTCCAGAAGTCGTCATCGCATGCCCACTTGAACAGCGTGGCGATCTCCTTGTGAGTGCGGCCGTCACCCTCTCGCATCAGGCGGATATCGTTAGCCCATGATGCGTAGTTTGGCCTCTTGGCGGTTGAGGAGATGCTTTGCACGACTGAGAACAGCCATTCAGCGCATCGAAGGTCTTCGGATGTTCCCCACTTGGTTCCTCGTTGAATTGCAGCATCTGGGCGAGTGATCTGAATCACGTTCAGACAGCCGTCTGAGGATTCGTTAGAATTCTCGGACGTAGAGGGTTTTATGTTTGATTCTATGTTGGGTTCTAATGACTGATTCTGTGTCCCAATTTTGGGATCATTCAAAATCCCAATTTTGGGATCATTCAAAATCCCAATTTTGGGATCATTACCAGTTTTGGAATCATCCCGTTTTTGGGTGCATTCAAAACCAACATTAAGCTGAAGAACTCGAACCCTTTTTGTCGGCCCTTTTCGCTCTCCTGTGTCGTGAATCATCCCGGACTCAATCATCCGATTAATCCACTTTCCGATAGTCTTTCTATCAAGCCCCGTATCGTTTACCAGGCGCTGGATGCTTGGGTAGCAGCAATGGTATTCGTCGGCACGATCTGCCAATGAAAGCATGAGTAGCTTTTGCGGAGGGGTGAGATTAAGGCCCCACGCCCAATCAGTTGCTATTCGGCTCATACAAACACCTCATTGAAAAACAGATAACCTTTTGCCATAATTAACTCCGTTTCTTGGTTTAGAAATCCGCACTACAAATATCCTCGGCTGCCACCGGGGATTTTTTATTGTCCAGATAAGCCAGCAACTTTCCGCACAGCTCACCTACACCACCGTCGTTAACCTGCATACCAATCATCGCCAGCATGATCGAAAATCCAGGGATAACGGACTGCTTCCAACGCGACACCTGAGACTCATGAACGCCGATCGCATCAGCGATGGTGCGTTGTCCAACCAGAGAGATTCCGTTAAGGATTTTGCTCTGAATCTCCATAGCGTTTTTCTTGCTATAACTTGCAACTTTCATTTGAAATAATTCCCCTGTTAAGTAAATGCGGCCATACAGCCGTTATGGTTGTTGTGTTTGCGCCTGTATCGGCGCGGGTCAGTTTTTAAAGAGCGGTGTTGCTTGGATTTATTTGGGTGGGAAGATGTCGTCTAGCGTCACGTTTCCACCCAGCTCATTGAGCTTGTTTACGATCTTTCTACAGCTCTCAAGGTCTGGCTTTCTTGAGTTCAGTTCGTAGTTAGCCAGCCGTGATTGACCCCATCCGATGGCTTTCGCCAAGGCAGATTGCGACATACCCAGTGATGTTCTTTGTCGCGCGATATTGTTCATGTTCGCTCCGTCGTATTGCGTACTGTTATGTCAATTATTCACGACTTGTGATTGAATGTCAATCACAACATGTGTGCAAATGGATTCACGTTGTGTGATAGAATCATGTTGATGAAAACTACGTATGAAATTATTGGTGAGCGCATAAAGCTCCTACGAGAAGGGCTTGGATTGAGTCAGGCGCAACTGACGAAGTTGTGCGGGTGGAGTGCGCCATCTAGGGTGGGAAACTACGAACTCGGAACAAGGAAGATAAGCACCGACGATGCAATAACTCTTGCTGAAGCTCTTAGGGTTACTCCATCGGCATTGCTTTTTGGCGTTGATGAGGACGGGTCAGGAGGAGCTGTAAAAAGACGCTACCCATTATTTACCACCGTTCAGGCTGGCGCATTTACCACCACATCGGAGTCATATACCGAGAAAGATGCCAAGGCGTGGATTGAGACATCCAAGAAAGCCGGCTCCCGTTCGTTCTGGCTTGAAGTCGAAGGCGCATCCATGACGGCGCCGCCAGGAAACCGCCCCAGCTTCCCCGAAGGGATGCTGATTTTGGTTGATCCTGACCAGGATGTTGAGGTGAATGACTACTGCATCGCTCGCGTAAACGGCAACGAATTTACCTTTAAGAAGCTGATCCGCGATGGCGGAGTCAACTACTTACAGCCACTAAACCCGCAATTCCCGCTTCTGACATGCGGCGATGGATGCGCGTTCGTCGGCAAGGTGATCATGTCGCAGTGGCCTGAAGAGATGTTTGGGTAGAATCATCAAAATCCCCACAGTAACCGCAACACCACCCACCGCATCACTACGCAGCAGGCAATGAATAGGGATATAAAGTGATCGACAACGATACCATTAAGGTAATAGAGAAAATCATACATATACTGCCTCTTTTGAGTTTTCTTTTTGCCCTTCTCTCCTTCTCTATCGGCATCGTGGTTGGTCACTACCAAGCCATAAGGAGAGATAAGCGCAAGGAGTTCAATGAAATCGCCGAGCCGCTTTTGGAATACTATGAAGAACTTTTGATCCAGCTGCAACATGAAGACTATTTCAGTACCACTAAATTTCCGATTGAGATACTTGGGAAGGTTGAGCGAAGACTTAAAACAAGAAAACAACCAGAATTCAATCATTTAATGAAGTATATAATCGCCATGCAACATCCGAAAACTGATGATGACAAAATGTTGTTAATCAAGAAGATTAAACGCATGTGCAAAATCATTCACCTTCGTTAA